TTTGCCTTTTTTGCCGTATTCTTTTCCTTCGTGACCACAACTGTTTGATTTACCTTTTTTCATATTATTTACGTTTAGATTTATTAGCTTCACTTAAAGCGATAGCGATTGCTTGCTTGCGGCTCTTTACTACTGGAGCTTTCTTTGGACCTTTAGGATCTTTGCCAGAATGTAACGTGCCAGATTTGAACTCGCGCATGACTTTCTTAATTTTAGTTTGTGCTTTTTTCATAGATTAAAAAGAATCTTCTAGTCCACAGCGTCCTGCGTGTTCACACGTTATTTCGTGATGGCTCCATTGTTAAGAGGGATTACCGAAGTTAGATGAAATTATTTCATTGATTTACTGCCTTTGCAACGCCATTTTTTACGACTTAACTGGTTCGGCGAGTTGGGGTCACTGCGCCAGTTGCCTTTGATAGCATTGCTTCTAGCACAATAGCTGTCAGCTTTTGCCGTGCCTGGACGAATACGATCACCACCGTCAGCAGCTTTACCTGCTTGACCATACTTGATCGTTTTCTTCCGCCCAGTTGCGGGGTTGGTTACTACTTTCGTAAAACGCTTTTCCATCACTTCATCTTTCGCTTGATTTTCCGCTCCTGCTTCAGCATCTCTTTTGTTGGCTTTTTGCCAGATCCTTTAGCATCGCGGATATTATCCCACATTCCTCGCTGAGAGCGAGAACCGTCTGCACGTTTGATTAGTTTCTTCATTGTTCCATCCCTTGTGTTGTTACGCCACCCATTTCAGCGGGTGCTGTTCCGATACGTCCAATCTCAGCGTTCTGAGCCTGTTGTAGCTGGAACTGGTACTGACTGGCATATTTCTGCAAGCGACCTGCAAAAGCCTCGTCTTGCTGCGCTCTAGCCGCAACATCGGGCTGCTGGACGTAAGCCTGAACCATCTGCATTGCAATCTGTGCGCCGTTTGGTTGAGCGGGAACTTCGATGCCAGAGAAGATCTTGGAAAGGTCATCTGTGACGTTCTTCGCAATCTTCTGTTGTGCTTCCTCAACGGGTTGCAGAACGTAGTCAGCAAAGATTGGATTGATGGACGATGCGGCAAATTCAAGCAGTTTGTTGATGTCAAGAATGCCATTGCGATCAAGCTGAGTAAGCGATACCATATTCTTCAACTGAGTCTCTGCTGTTTCTGGATCACTTGCTAAGGAGTCAAATGATACCATGATTGAATAGTTTTCATCTGGGCTTCCTTTGGTCATTACTTGGGGATTAGGATTCCCTGTAACTTGGAAGAAGATTTCATCAGGACCCATGCGCTGATACAGCTTCCATGCCATCGTAAGAACGTCTTTAACGTGGTCAAGGAACTTGCCGATGTAATACTGCTGACGCGCAGTGGATAACGGATTTGTAAGATCCAGCCCGATAGCACGGTCGGCTTGTTCACGCATGGAAAGCTCGCTTTCTACAGAGCCGTCATCTCGCGGAGGGATTGGACCGAATGCAATTTCACCTAGTCGGCGATATGGCACTCTGCGCCCAGGACCCCAATCCGATGGTGGGCGACCAGCAGGGTGCATGATTGGTGGAAGTGTTGCCAAAGACGCACGGTCGATACGACTGTCACGCTCGGTCTTGATTTGCATCTGAGGACCACGGAGAATGTCAGAGAATGTCTGCACCTCATACATCCGCTTCTGGTCGTTAGCTAACCGAGTTACCACAAATGGGTAGTCATCGTAACCGTTAAGCAGTTCATGCTTGGCATAGCCATCTGTTTGTGGGTGAAACACAGTGCAGTAAATGCCCTCAGAACCATCATCCTCGTCGATTAGACGCTGATACGCATAGACCACCATAACAAGATCGTTGTCATCGGTGATTGGCAAGCGAGTCTGAGTCTTTACTTTCTCGCCATCGAGATACATGGAGTCTTTACCACGAAGGGTTTCGATAGCGTTATCTACCCACTTGCGATCCCATCCTTCGTTCGTCACCTTCTTCTCAAGCTCTTGAGCCGTGAGGAATGTTCGCCAGAACATGTATGGTGCGCGTTGTGGATCTGAGATGTAAGATGGGAACATCACTTCGCCATCGGGAGCGCAAGCATAGACTATTGGGCAGTCAACAGTTTGGCGTGATAGTGGAATTTCAGCAACACCCATCTTGCGTAGGTCTTTAATTGCTTTCTTCGCTCGCTTGGTAGAAAGATCAGGGAATGAGTCTTGAATTAACTCAAGCAACATCTCGTCATCTTGCTCACTGAGAATTAACTCTACAAGATCAGGCGATGCTTGTTGGATTTGCTCTAGACTAACGCTTTGCAAGTAAGTGCGCTTCTCACGATTCCAACCAACGTAGGTAACCATGATGCCCTTCTCCATGAGATAGTTACCACCAAGTTCCATCTGACGCTTGAAGTCAGGAATGTAGGATGCTCGCATCCATTTCAGGAAGCCAGAAACCACCGCTGCTTTTGGCATTGCTGCCATAGACGTTGGGAACGCCTTGATGTGAGAGCGAGATAACGCTTGGTCAAATAAAGCAACATACATGTCGATGCGCTCGCCAACTACGTTTACCTCTTGGTCAGATGCGCCTTGCCACGGAAAAGCATTAGCTCCATTCTTGCGTAGGTCATCAGACTTGCCATCCCAGATGTTTCTACGGTCGTTGTAAGAGCGTAGGCAGGATTCAAAGTAGTAATCTAGATCAATTAGGCAGGTGTCGTAAGCATTGGATAACGCACCAATATCAGGCTTCTTGTCTAAATAAACAAGGGACTCATCTTCAATTTGTTGAATGTCATTCATGCTGTATATTGGTAGTAATCCTCAGGTTCGGAATTGACGAGAATAACATTAACTTGCTTTCCTAGCAAGCCTTTTGATATTTGAGCGGGACATTTTACGTTGACGCTGAATCCGTCGATCCGAGCTTTTAGCCATGTCGGGTTATTGCAGATACCTACAATCAACGCTTTCAATGGCGATTCTTGTATGTCTTGCACAATTTCTTCAACGACCTTTGCTGGTCGACCTCGTTTCTTTGCTTCTTTTTTTGTATTCATATTAGTAACCTCCACCTCCTTGGATTGTGGCTAAACTGACGGAACTGTCAACATGATCTATTCCTGAGATTGCAGCATAGCGCAAAACATCTATGGGATCTTTCCAAGCTTCCTTTAATCCGCCATCTCCCGTGTATTCTGACAATGCTTGAATAATGTTCTCGCAATCGGAACTAATGTAGAAATGTGGACGGTTTATTGCATCCAGCGGCTTGGATGTGTCCCACGCCATTTTCCCAATCAATGCCTGTAATCCGTCATCAATATCAAGTCCAGGTGCAGGAATGCAAACCATGCCAGCATCGTTCAAATCTTCGATAATGGAAGATGATCCATCCTGCACTTGATACTTTGCAGCACCAAGGCGCGGGTCAATCAATCGTTCAAAGATTTCTTCTTCGCCTTCCATTTCTTCGATAAGCTCAACGTAGTCGCGAATGCCGAATCCTTGCCCTTTAGCTCCCTCTCCAGGCATCCATTTACCACCGCGCCATTCAGCCCAGTCACCAACATCCACGCTAGGCCATTCACGATACACCCACATTGTTCCAGTCTCATCCACTGCAATCCAGCACATGAACCAGTTCTTAGATCCAGCAGGGTCGATAACGTGATACTTTGTGATGTTGTTTCTTGGAATCTTGTCAGGCTCCACCACGTTCACGATCTTGTTGAATTTCGGGAACTTGGTAGCGTGTGACTTCATCGGTACACCATAGGCACGAATAAGGATTTCCTCCCGTGTTCTGCCTTTTAGCGTTTCCTTGATGCGGTCGTATCCACCAAAGGCGTTGTCTTGCGAGTGGAAGTAATGCACGGAAGCATTTAGCTTCTTCGATCTTTGAACGTAAGGAACAAGCTCGTTATTAAGCAGTTCTGCTTCTCGGCTTTCGATAGTTGTCGCACCATCAAGATACTCTTTAATAACCTCAGTCCACCCGTCAATCGGCGTAAACGTAACAAGCATCTTAGAGTTCCGAGTAGCAAGTCGGAATCGCATGGTGTTTATCAACTCGGGACCAAGAAGATATTCGTCAAGCCATACGCCAATGTTGTGCCAGACTGGATTACGAGAACCAAGTTCAGCACCTTCCAAAATCGTAGGGTTATTTTGATATTGTGAATATGTCTTGAAGATGATCTGAGAACCGTTAGGGAGAATTAGCGATGAATCTGTGAATCCAGTTTTCTTCTTGTATGAAATATAAGCATTTGCGCTTGTGTATTTAGTCTTGAGATACTCAGGAAGCCATGCCCATACAGCACTTTGTTGCTGACGAATGGACACTTCGGACGTTTGCGCAAAGCAGAATATCTCTGAATTGGGATTTTCTACGGCTGCACGGACAACAGAGAACGCACCCCATTGAGTTTTGCCAGAACGGTTGCCTCCCAATGCTAGGATTTCATTGACTTCTTTAAGTTGTTCCTCGGCTTTTACCCAGTGAGGCAAGCGGAATCCATACTGATACGGGTCTTTTTCGGCATTCTCAATAGCTTCGTGGTAAATACGATGGATAGATAGCACCTCTTCTGGTGTCATCTGAATCAGCTCCTCATCCGTGGGAGGTTTTAGAATCTGATGTTGTCTCCAAATCATATTGTTTCCGCTTCAACTACTTTACCTTTGGCAATACGGCTTCTTGCTTCGTTGATAAGATTAGCAGCGTCATCGAGACTTGCACCCTTACGATGCTCAACCACGGTTGTTGCCATGCCAGTAAGCTGTGCCGCTTTGTCTGTGAGAATGCCAACGGTGATTGCCAGCTTCTCAGGGGAGATTTTAGCAAGACTGTCAGGATCGTCAAATAGTTGTGTAGCTCGTTCAAACAACAAGTCGGTGTATTCCTGCGCTGCAATAGCGTAACGCATGGAAAACTCTTTGCGCTTTGTCTCTAGGG